CCTTGACAATGGCGAATGGGTTGAGGGCGACCTCATCTGTAACGATGGAGCCAGCCATCCGAAAATCAAGTTCGCAAAAGAGAGCGGTATCGACTACGACACTAAGGCTGTCGATGAAGCGACCGTATGCCAACTTGCCGGGACTTTCGGTGGGTTGAAAGTGTGGGAGCACGACCTCATCGTTTTCAATGCGACATTTCCTTGTGAAGTCGTATGGAATCCTGACACCGGTGGCTTTGCACTCCTTGAGATTATGTCGCAAGACCTCGGAACATCCAGCCTCGGATATATGCTATCAGAGTATCGCTTCAAGCATATCAACTTTGGCTTCATCGGAGACAACATAGAAAATATACCTTACAAATGAAAACAGTAAAACAACTACTGTCAGGTGAAGGCGACTTGCGCCCTATAACCTTGGTATTCGATGACGACCGTAAAATCACTTGCCTCATCACGGAATTCCGTGTGGATAGATCGCGGAATACCGAGGGTAAAAACCTCTACGATATACGCCATTCTGATGACGATTGGTGCGACCCTGCCACGGTCGAGGACAACGTAGTAGTGAACTGGTTCGGTACCATCATTACATTTAGCCCGATTGATTTAGGCCCTGACAACTATCTCGAAATTAAAGACTACTGGTATGAAGACGAGTGAAGAACTCGCGGACTTGGCATGGAGTAATGCCGAGAAGTATCAACTACCGCTCCGCGAAACAGCAATCAGAGCTTATATCGAGGGATTCGTTGAGTGCCAAAATTCTATGTGGCATGACTTTGAAAAAGAGCAACCGCAAGTAGATGGCGACTATATTACACTCCTAAAGACGGAAGAATCATGTGTGGTTGAGATCGCTCCATGGCGAAACAAAGAATACCATGGTGGGCACAAAATGGCTGTGTACTTCAACAATGTCACGATTGTTGCTTGGCAGCCAATACTATTTCCTCGAAACATAATCGAAAAGTGTTATGAAAACTAAGTTAAAATCAATCCCTGAAAATACTGTAATTCACACCCCGACCGAAGAGGAGGCAAACGAGTTACTTGCCATTTTACACGCGAATGGGTATAAGTGGAGCGGCAACAGACGACTGACAAAGAGTAATTGTTGGAACGCATTTAAGGCGGAAATGTGTTACGAAATAGAAATAACACATACTGTTCGGTTCAACAAACTCAGATATTTCAGGGAATATGCTGTTGTTCGGGATTTTACCATCCTCACACTCTCCGAGTTCAAAGAGCGGTATTGCGAAGAAGAATCTCAACCAAAGTTCATATTGGGGGACATCGTTAAAATAGTCAATGTAACAAATCCAATGTTGGTAGGAGAGACTGGTATAATAATGGAACTGCCAACGAAAGAAGACAGCCGTTACAAAGTAGGGATTGAAGATGAATGGACTCTTTTAGATGCCAAGTATCTCAAACTCTATACCGAAGCTGTGATAAAAGTGGAGACATCTGTTGAAGCAAAACAACTTAACCTCTGCGAGCTGCTCAAAGGGTATGAAGGGCAATCATTCTATTCGCCTTGCTATGGTGATGTTGATTTAATAGAAGTCCAAAATGACCGAATTATAATCTCAGCAGTAGCTAACAATAAAGAGCACACACTTGGAAAACGTGGTAAGCACCATGCTGGTTTTGCCGAATGCATGTGTATGCTCTTTCCCTCCCGCGCCCTCTACGAGCAGTACCCGCTTGACCCTTACACCGCGTGGATGAAGTGGCAGCAGGAGCAAACTATTTTCCACATTCGGATTGAATTTCAACCCTACGAAGAGCGTGGGGACATGAAATGTGGCAATATGGGAACACTTCATTTTGATGATTTGAAATTCCGCACCCCCGCCGACCGCGACAAGTGCATCGAAGAAATCAAAGCAATCATCGAAAAATATAACAAAAAATGAAAACAATCAAAACAGACTCACTTGAAATCTTCAAGCAAAACAATGTTTACGAAAACTGCAAATGGGGATTAGTAAACCAAAATGCCTATATCAGTGTGGTAGCTACCAACGCCTGTCAGTGCTCCTGCCCCTACTGCATCAACTCTGCCACCGACCACAGCAAACACCTTCCTATTGACAAGGCTATCCGTAATATTCAATCACTTGTGGGCTACATCAACAATGAGCCTGAGGTTATTATTCTCGGTGGTGAGCCATTACTTCATCCCGCTATTCTCGACTTAATCAAGGAACTGCGCACAATGAAGTATTGTAATTTCAAGGCACTCGGTAAAGTTAGGATTACCACCAACGGAATCAAGCTAAAGAGCAATAATGATTTCATCAAGGCTCTTGTGGACTCTGACTATGGCGTTGAAGGCATCAATATTTCATTCCATAACGAGGATTTTATGACGCTTGATGAGCTGCGTTGGGTATATGATACAATCAAAATTCATAACCCGAACATCAAGGTCAGAGTCAACACCAACGTATGGCGAGGCAATCTCGACAACATAGAGGCGTTGCAGAAACATCTACGCGACATATCCTTTGTTGATGAGATACGCCTCAGCAACATAATCCGCAAGGATTCATTCAGCGTCAATTCTCAAAACATCGGAGATGCGCTTGTCCTGCCGGACGAGAAATATATCAAACTGTTCACAGAATTGATTGAACGATACTCTAACAACTATACCATCTTCGAGAATCCTAAGACACTCGGATTTGTACGATATTTCCTTATTCCAACACCGTGTCCTATCATCGTAAATTGGAATATCGGAAGCACTGTGTCAGAGCAAATATGCGAGAATGAGATTGGCGAACGCAAGATCAACACATTCAAATGTCTTGTTAGCGGTGACATTTCGCTCTCGTGGAATACCGATAATATCATTGAATTATGAACGGAATAATCATTGACGGTAAGGTGTACGAAGCCGTGCCAACAGTCTGTTATAGTGTTTGCGCTGCTTGCGACCTAAGCGAAGTCTGTGATGCACACGCCCACGACATCTGCAATGATTGCAGCAAGATATTCGATACATATATTGATGACCCTTGTTGGCACTTCCGCTTCTCACAATCATTAACAGACAAAATCAGTAAAAATGAAAGAATGGATTAAGTTTGTATGCACTCTCATACTTGTGGTTGTGGGTGCAACGATGATAGTTAGCGCTATCCGCTATTGCTTCTTTGAGCGTGCGGAACTAAAAGCCACGATAACCGCCCAGAAAGCGCTCATTGAAGCATACAAAGAAGTGAAAGCGGAGCAAGACAGCATAATTCACAGCTATCGCTTAAAAGAAATGTATGAAGTAACCGAGAAAATCAAAATGTTATGAAGCGTCAGATAAAATTCAGAGGCAAGACAACGGCTAACGGTCATTGGGTCTATGGCAGCCTAATAGTCTATGACGATAACACATGTGCCATCCGCAATCGCAAATCTCAGCCGTGGGTACAACCCGACACCGTCGGTCAGTACACCGGCTTCGACGACATCGCCAGACGCAAAATCTACGATGGCGACATCTGTACCACCCGCAATGGCGACGCTGGACTCGTCTGCTGGATGTGCAACGGTTGGTTTCTCGACTGCGAGCCGACGCACCCCACTCGCGACAAATTCTGCATCGATGAGGTGAGCGACTTGCAAATCATCGGCAATATCCACGATGACGGGCTGAAACCTCTCCAATTCAACGAGGAATAATACATTTAACTCATACAACAAAATATGAAAGATAACGTAACTCTTGCCCGCGAGTACGCTGACGGATTCATCGCCAGTGGTGGAATATTGCGCGAGGCCCGGTACGAAGCCTATCTCAAAGGGGCAAACGATGCTTTACGATGGAGGACATGGCCGCAACAACGGCCGGAGTCAGACGGAAAGTATCTCGTTGTTCTGCAAAATCGCCGGACTTTCAAAACGACACTATGTGTGCGGACTTTCAACGGAGGGGATTGGATATTCTCTTGCAAGAATGAAGTCTGCTATTGGATGCCGATACCTAAAACTCCCATCAAGTAATAATACAGAGTATGGCGCAAATAATGATCGACATTGAAACAGTTGGGCGACGGAACGATGCAGCAATCCGTGAAGTCGGATTGGTCGCATTTGAGTATGACGGCCAGATCCTGGCATCACAGCAACTATCCGTAACCCCATCTGTGTGGAACACATGCAACCGAACTTTTTCAGGAGAAACCGTGCTATGGATACGGAGTTCCGGGCAAATTGATATGAACTACAACTGCAAATCCTATGAACAGCTCCTTAATTTGATTGACAGTTTCTTCAAGAAGTATCGGGACGAGAATACCCGCGTGTGGAGCAAAGGGCACATGGATATCCAAGTCTTGAAAGACTTATACGAAGAGTTCTATCGCCCGGAACCGTGGATATTTTGGCAGCCCAGGGATATGAACACCGTATTCGACTTTTTCGATGCTCCGATACCTCAAAAACGGCTGCCGGCTCATAAAGCGGTTGAAGATGCACTACTTCAGGTGGCGGAATTGTGTAACCTAATCAAAACCAAATGAAAAAACAACAGTATTTCAATCATACAAAAAGGGCCTATATCTACTATCTTGATTGGACTGGTGAAGAGCGACGTCTGTTCGTATGGGAATTCCCCATTCATCGTAAAGATGTGTATTCCACTGCTGTCGAGTTCTTGAAAGAACTTGATACGTATAAGTTTGGCGTTACGTTAATCAGAGTGGAATGGCATGTATGGGCAGGGCGACGCAAAGGTTCTGGTAAGAGAGTTATAGACTTCACTCGCCGTAGTAATAAATTCATAAAGAAATGCAAACATTAAAAGAAACCCAACCAATTGCCAGAAAGCAGCATCGATGTGACTTCTGCTATGGCACCATCGCCGTAGGACAGCAGTACCGCCGGCAAACAAATATAGTCGATGGAGAGATTGGAGACTTCATTTGCCATACAGAATGTATGGAGGTAGCGCGAATGCTTGATATGTTTGATGACTGCGACCCGGATTATGGATTGACCGATGAAATGTTCCGAGAAGCCATCGACCAATATGTTTACGATAACCACTATGACGATGAGCTTGATGACATCGCCACGGATTGGTCCAATCTCAGCCTTGAAGATCAAGTGAAGAAAATCTACGAAGAACTAAAATCAGAGAAAGAGCAATGACACTTCCTGTATTTATGAAAAGGTGGAACCTTGTGGCGGCTGTCATATGCGCAATAAGTGCAATTATAAATATTGTCGAGCGAGATTGGCTAAATGCGATGTGGTATGTAGCCCTGACTGGTCTCAGTCATTACGCATACGACATTTGGAATAAACAAGGAAAGGAAAATGAGCAACGCAAGAATAAAAAAGACCGGCGAGATTAAAGCCTTTTACCCCACGACTCAAAGTGGGTACAAAGGTTATGTAGATACCGATGGCCGGTTCTACTATCCAGAGCAACTTGACTTCCAAAATGGAGGAAGAATAGTCGGGCCTAATGGAGAAACACTGAACATTCAGGAAGTCAGAGAATATATGATTTCCTCTCTCGATAATATCATCGAGAAACTATATAGGAACAAGTCAATCTTACAAGATGGAGGCGTTCTCGAAAACGAGCACTGGGCCGATATCGCAGTCGCCTTTCGAGAAGCAACATATTACTTCGCAAACCAACAATTTTACAAACATGAAAAATAGAATCGCAAAACTACTCCGGGCGTTAGCCGATAAGCTATCGCCCAAGTTCGCAATGGAGCATTATCCGACACCGATTGAGACAAAGAGGTTAGATTTCAAAAGAATCTGCACCGGGTATGCCTATAAAGAGAGCGAAACATTCCTCAACTTCGATTATATCCGACCTCACTTGGCACGACAAATTGGAAAACATCTGCTTAAAGAAAATATGATTCAGTTCTCCATCGATGATAAGAACAGAGATATGAATATAATTCGGGCGGAGGTACTTGCTGCCCGTCCACTGGAAGATGATTTCCAATAGACCAATATATTCGGCGTAGGATTGTCGCGAGATAAGCCTGCGCTTCCTTTGTCTAACTGCCTGAAAATCTTGCAAATTTGATTAAAATAATTGCTCTAAAATTTGCGTATTTGATTATTTATTTGTAATTTTGGGTATGCAAATAAGATGATTTAATCATAAACGAAAGCAAGATGGAAACAGAAAGAAAAATACTCAAAGTTGAAAATGCGGAACAAAGCCTGGCATTCCTGCTGATGGCAAAGAATGTGAAATTCGCTTACTCATACGGAGTATTCTACATCTTCGACACTCACAATCCGGAACTGTTCCTCAGCTTCTGCAAGAAGTCCGAGGTTCGACAGTCGGAGATTGATAAGATGGTTGTAACAGAAACAACCGCCGACGAATTCTAACACAATTACAAGATATTCCAGACCCTGCTTCGGCGGGGTCTGATGCTTCACACCCCTACCTGAACAAGACAATTATGAGTATCGCAAGAAAAGTAGCACAAGACAAACGCAAATACCTGCGCCACGTGAAAGAATTTCTTTGCCGCCTCAGTATTCCTGATGTGGTAGAGCGAATGGACGATGATGAATTCATAGCCGAGAAAGTCTTTCCAATCGCTAACGAGCAATTTGTGGATGACTACTATCGGTACCGCTCCGCGGATCATTATCTCCGCAACCGAGAGTTCTATGAGAACGAAGACAACTACGCACTTCATCCAAGTTTTTAACTAAATATCAAATCTCAAATGGAAAAGAAAATCATGAAAGCGATGTATTCAAGCATCGTGAGCAAGGACCCAATCCGTCCCATTATGACGGGTGTGTTCTTCGACCAAAACTGCTGTGTGGCAACTGATACCCACATGTTGGTAGTTTTCAACCACACCAACCCTAAATTTGTCGGCAAAGTAATGTCGGCGAATGGAGAAGAAATTCCCGGCAAGTTTCCCGACTACAACCGTGTGTTTCCGTCGAAGGAACGGCTCTCCAAGTTTCACCCGCGCATTGACCTCGCACAACTCCAGAAAGCCTGCGCATGGTTCAGCCGACAGCCCGGTTTCACCGAAAAAGACAGCGTGGTAATCCGTGGAAAAGGGTTGTCAATCAAATTTCTCGGCAATATCCTCAATCTCATAGCCCTCACGCCGGAGATAAAGAGTGCTGAAATGCTCCAAACGCCCGAGGGTAACGCAGCGGTTATCAAGAGCAAAAGTTTCCGCGCGTTACTGATGCCCCTGACCGTCGATGAAAGCAAGGTCGATGCACCTCGTGAAGAAGAATGCCCGGTTACGCTCACTCTTGAAAACCTCATCAACATGTTCGTCTTTGAAGGGTGGAAACCAAAGCCGCAGGAAGACCCTATGGCGTGGATGGACTAAAAAATCAATGACAACTCAAACTAAATATCAATAAGAAATGCAAGTAAGAAATATCCCCATGTCGGAGATAGTGCCCAGCGCACTCAATCCCCGTAAGACTTTCGACCAGGAAGAACTCGAAGAACTCGCGCAGAGTATCAAAGAAAATGGCCTCGTTCAGCCCATCACGCTGCGCAAACTCGGCAACAAGAAAGACTCCAAGTATGAAATCGTATGCGGAGAGCGACGCTTCCGGGCCAGCCAAATCATCGGAGCCGACTCCATTCAGGCAATCGTAAAGGACCTCAACGACAAGCAGGCTTTCGCCTGTATGATTATCGAGAACCTACAGCGCAAAAACATAGACCCAATGGAGGAAGCCGCCGCTCTGCACCATCTCTACACCGAAGGCTCCATGACCGTCAGCGAAATGGCAAAAATGCTCGGCAAGAGCACCAGTTTCGTTTCCGGCCGTATCCAGCTCAACAACACTATCGAGCCATTTGTGCAACTGATGCGCGACGGCATACTCGTTCTGACACACCTGCTCGACATCTGTAAACTCCCCAAGGAACAGCAGGAAATCCTCTATGAGTCTTGCTTCACAGAGGCAAGCCGGGCCCGTTGGACTTACAAGTTCCCCAACATGCCGCAACTCCACGAAATGATCGACAACCATGTCATGAATCAACTTGCCGGTGCTCGGTTCTCGCTGTCCGACGCAACGTATGCGTGTGGCACTGCGTGTGAATCATGCCCTCTCAACACAGCCAATAATCCCGAGAATTCACGCGACGCTAGCACTCCGCGTTGTATGAAGCGCGAGTGTTTCCTTGCCAAATCCCGCGAGGCTGTATTCCGCGAAGCAAAGCAAGCCGCAAAGAAGGGCTCTCTGCTCGTGTTCTCCGGCGTCTATTCAGACAGCGAGGATATTCTTCGTGCGGCCGACGAATATGGACTGGAAGTCATCGGCCTCGGCAATCGTCAGTATGTTCTCGCCCCGGTGGCACCTGACCCTGCTATGTTCAAAGACGAGGAAACCCTTTCCGTCCGCATGGCAAACTACAACAAACTGAAATCAGTATTCGACGACAACATCAAGGATGGCACCATCACGCCGGTATATGAAATCTGCTATGACGGACTTCTCAGCGGTGAAACCAAATATGTTTACAGCGTTCCCGACAGCAATGACGAGCCTTTCGCCGGCGACAAAGTGGCTACAAACAATCAACGAATCTCGGAGTTGAAGATGAAACTTCGCGAGGCCGACGACCACCGCAATGAGGATTTCGTTGAAAAGCAGCGAGCCTTTATGGAAACCTCCGAATACTCCAAACTCAACACTGACCTTACTCCAGCGGAAACTCTCGTGTTCCAGGCCCTCGTTCTCAAACGTCTGCCTGTGGCGTTCAAGGAAAGCATAGGCTGCGGAGATTCTGCCGACTTCAAGTCCGCAGGCAAAATCATCGCGTCCAATATGAACGCGATTACACGAGAATTTATCCGCTCAATCCTCTCGGAAAAGAGCGTCAACTTCTCGGAAGAACTCGCCGCCATGCTCAACACTGTCATGGAAGAGCGTTATCCTCACAATGCCGAGGAAATAGCCAAATCGCTCGATGCCCGATATAATCAGTCCAAGAGCAATATCCAGAGTCAGATCGACACCCTCCGCGAAGAAATCCGCAAGGAGCAAGCTGCTCAGGCCGAAGTTGAATCCGACAAAACCGAAAGTGAATCGGACGACAGCAAAGCCGAACCAGCAACCGACGCTGCCGCGAATGAAGTGGCTGAAGAAGTCGCTGTGACTGCGGAAGAACCTGAGCAGGTCGCCGATGACTCCGAAGGAGAAGAATCTTCCGAGGTTGAAGAAAAGGCTGAAGAATAAATATAACCCATGGGCGTAGGCGCTTTCCGGTGCCTACGTCCATAACCTTTACAATATGAAATTGAAATTACAACGACTTTCCAGTTGGCAATCCAACGATAAGTTCAACATCGCGCTTTCCGCACCGATGTCGCCGATGATGGCTGCGCAGGACTTCGTAAAAAAGGTCTTTCCAGAGAATCAATTCATACTCACTGGCCTTTTTCGTATCTTAGGCGATGAAGAACCAGCCTTTACTACATGGGAGCATGCCGATACTGAGCCGGTACAAATAGATGTAATCGTTGGTGTCCTCAACTTCCAGCATCTATTCGTGTTCGGTGAAATCGGAAGCCAATACATGCCTATCAGTATAGTTCTCGATGGCGATGCCCAGTTCAGTGAACTCTATACTCAATACAAATGGATCGCCGCTCCTACGCCACAAGAAATCGCTGATATTCTCAGTACAATCAATCTCTCTGAACTCAAGTCTGAATTTGAAACTTTTCGTTGGAAAGTCAAGGGCGAAATGGCCGATGATTGGTTCCTCGAACGCAATATGCAGGAGCAATCCACGATTACCGGCGAAAATATTCCTCGCGATGCCCTTGCCAAATGGGATCGAATGACCCCACAAGAAAAATACTCTTCATTCAAGAAATGGAACGAGAAGTCATAATTCTACAAGCCGGCGACCCGTGGTTATCGTGCAGTTCATTACGTATCCTCGGAATATTCTCCGATGAGGACAATTTCAAGAAGTATGCCGGCCAACTTCTTGAGAAGAACATTATCACAGAATGGGGCTACAAATCCCTGACCGGGTATTATGGAAATGGCCGTCAATGCGACTACAAAGACGGCGCTCTGACCGTATCAATCGAACCGCTCAATCCGAGCATTGAAGATACCGACATTTAGAACGCGGAGGTGGACTATCACAATGATAGCCCATCTCTGTTTATCTTATATAATCTTGCGTATATGATTAAAATAACCTCTCTAAAATTTGCGTATATGATTATTTTTGATTACTTTTGTATATGCAAATAAGATGTTTAATCAAAAACGAAACAAGATGAAAGAAATAACCGCCTACTATGTATCAATCGAGGATGGACGCAAGGTATATGCCCGACGCAGATTCACAGACAAATGCAATGCAGTAGACTTTGCGAGAACTTATGCTGAAACGTGGTGCAAAAAACATTCCACACTTCCAGTGGACTCAACTCCTGAATTTCGTCGCCAAATACTTCACATTTGTCTGTCCAATCGCTCGAAACTATATTGCAATGTCGAGCAATGTACAGAACAAGAAAACGGATTGCAAGCGCAAAGTACATTTGGCAACTTTTGACACTCTTCCAGCGAGCGCATAAGGATTGCTACTGAATCTTTACTCTCGTGAAAATACTAAATCGACATGACACGACAAGAAGAAATAAATGTGCTCCAATCACTCAAGGAGGACACATACTTCGCGCAGGTATTCAAACCTGATACCATAGACGCCATGTGCCGCAACATTGAAAATGACTTTCCCCTCGATTGCGGCATAGAATTGTTTGAGAACTGCCAATCGGTAATAAGAACCCGAAATGAAGTAAAGACCCTCAAGGGGCAACTCGACGAAAGTGTCGGAGAGGTGGAGGACTTGAGAGAGCAGAAGTCAGAAATGGTAGATTTTCTGCTTGAGCAAGCTAACCAAATCTCCGATTCCAAAATCAGAACCAACATACTTGACAAGGTGCAATATATGGTAGGACACAAAGCTACTATCAAACGGAAAATTCAACTCAGTCTTGACCTGACCAAAGAGGATAAAGAATGGTTGGCACAAAATCTCTGAAATATGATTGACCAAGATTATACCAAAGATGACCTCAAGAAGGCAATGCTGAACGAGGCCTGCCCCAATATGATAGGCTTCTACAGCGATATGGTAGAGGACTTCAAACTCATCGACGAAATGAACTATGGAGACAAAGCCCAGTGGTTCTACCGCAAGCAAGGAACCTGCCTTGAAGTGGAAGATCCGCAGATGTTCCAGCAGAATTTCGATTATTGGGAGAAGCAGATATTTCGCTCTTTTGAAATCATTCGGAGAGGTAAAGACCTCTACAGCGTAAGAGAAATCCACCCTAAGCACAGTTGATATGGAAACAACCTATTACAACCCAAAGTCCGGCAAAGTCAATTACAAAGCCATCGAAAAGGCTGTCGGCCATAAACTCGACTACGAAGAGCGAGAGTATGCAATTTATTATTATGAATCAGGCAACACCGGCTTACCGGATTTTGACTCAGAAGCCATGTCTGACTTCTGCCTGATGCTTCACGGAGGATAGTAAGATGAAGCCGACAACACAAATCGAATACAACGAGGAGATGTACCCTGTATTCTTTCTCCCGATACATAACGAAGGAGAGATTCATGTGTACAGCATAGGGACTGAATCGCTGCAAGATGCGCTTCTTATGCCAAACACATCGTTCCGTGATGACATAGCGCAACGAATTGATGAGAAGATATTCTTCTACATTCCTGACAAACTCGCAGATGCAACCGAGAGAGAAATTATAAGTTTCATCGAAAACAACCTGAACTAATGACAAGCGAAGAAAGTTTTGCCCGGCTTGATGCAATCAGGGCAGAAAAATATCCTTACGAAGAACGCGACCGAGAGGAATGGCGCGCAAACGCTGATAATCCCAAGAAAAGAGCCGAGATTAGTCGTAGGCGTTCCGATTGGATAGAAGCCCAGGATCGTAGAGAGAATGAAGCAATAAAGGCTCTGATTCCACGGGTTGGCCTGCCATGCACGGTTTACTACTATACTGACCGCCACGCCGCCACCATTACCAAAATACTCAGTCCTAACAAAGTGGTCGTCCAAGACAACCTTGTAGAATGCGAGGATTTCTATTCTGGCAAATACATAATATTGCCCGAATTAGAACCCAGAGAGCAAGTATTTACAAAACGTAGGAATGGTATATGGATTTTGGAAGGCCACCCAACTAAAGACGGCGTTAGCCTCCTGCTTCATTACCAAAGTCACTACATAGACCCACATTTCTGATATGGTAAAAGTATATATAATCCGAGAAGGTTATGCTGAGTCCTTACGCGCCGACGATGACCTCATTGGTTTCAAAGAATATGTTGAAGAGGGCGTATATTGGCAATCGTATGATTTTTCAAATCCAACGACAGCCGACGACTTTTGCGCCGGAGTCTGTTCAGGACATTCAGATGAAAGGGCCCCAATGGGATTCTTAATCTTGCGTGACGACATCGAGGATGACATGCCTTATATTCAAACTTTAATAGACGCATAACTATGGAAGGACGAAGCGCAACCCTTAACGAGCCATACCAAGGCTACCGAAACATCATACTTGTAGAATACTGGCCCACGATGTATAAGTGGGAAGTTGAGATTTGCGGCTCAGGTAAGCATATCTGGGTTTACAGCGATGAATTCACATTAGACTAATCAATATGGAAACAAACTATGTAACAATCCTCGATTTTACGACGGGGTGGGTAAACATCATACACCTGACTCCCGAAGAAATCCAGGAATCCGAGAAGTATGAGGATTTTGAAACATTCCTCAGCACTCTCGAAGAAAAATATGGATTCAAGCTATCCAACTGTCAGTGGATGGTAAGTGAAGAACTCCACATTGCCCGATATGAAAACGGCGAAGAGGTACAAACAGAGGACATATGAAAGAGATAACGACAACAACGGTCACGACTGAAGTCATACGTCGTGCACCCAAAAAAAAGACTATCGCGCGAGCCGATCACAACGTGGAGGACGGCCAGATACTTATAACTGAAACCTATGCTCCGGCTTCACTGGGCAAAAACACTGGAGTAGGACATGGCATTAGTCGTATATGTCTTTCAGAGGCTCGAAAAAAGACCAAACAAGGCTTGACAAATGTGATGGTAGAAACCCCGACATCTGGTCAATTCTGCCTTGCAACTTCGCTTCTGCACCTTACAACCATACGTGACGGCATTAGCGAAATGGCAACACGTTCAGGCATGGGCTTCCTTGATAAGGACAATCGAGAACGGCTGTTGATTATTGCCGTACAACTCAACGAATTTATTCCAATCCTGCGGGATATTATGGTTAATCAGGTAAACCTCTTCGCCAACAAACAATTCACGATTCTCTAATCTGGGATATACCCTAAAGATACCACAAAAATAGGCTCAAAACATACAAAATGGTGTAATTACGATTGCACTTATAAAGGCTCGGCTAACAACCGGGCCTTTTTCATTTGAAATTTTCTTGAAACCAATTATTTAGCCACATCCTATAATTTGAAATCGCAAACTTAAACAACTAATACCTGCCTACAGCATTAGATCCAGCGACAACCCTTAATACAACCTCAACGCCTACCTCGCACAAAATCAAGATATTAGAACTATCCAATACTGAATTTGCCATTGCACCTCAAATCTCTAATACATTGACTCTCAGCACTTAATATAGGTGTAACTTTGGATTGATAAATCATCTAAAAATCAATCTCCGCAATGGCTACATTAAAGATTTACAATGATATAGTCGATGAAGAACAGAAGCTCTGCATGGCTGATTGGGGAGCGCCGGAAGGCGTATGCTTCAAGGACGTGAAAGAGTTCATCGAATCCATTCCGGAAGACGATAACGTCATTGATATTCGGCTGCATTGTTGCGGTGGCGACTGCGGCGAAGGCTGGTCCATCTATGACGCACTTCGCGCTTCCGGCAAACAGATTTCTGCTACGGTCGAAGGGGAATGTTCGTCTATCGCTTCAATCATTCTGCTTGCTGCACCCGCTGAGCGTCGCTTCGCACACAAAAATATCCGTATGTGCCTGCACAATCCGGCCTATGAGTATCTGATGACCGATATGCCCCTGCGCTATACGCCGGACAAACTCGATGATCTGATTGAAGACCTCTCGGTGCAGTCAAAGGCTCTTCGTGAAGAGCAAGACCGCATTCTTGACCTTTATGTCGAACGCACCGGAGCAAATCGCAAGGCCCTCCAATCCTTGATGGACAAAGACACATTCATTGACGCCGAGCGCGCGCAGGAACTTGGCTTTATCTCCCACATACTCGTACCTACAACCGCTCACAGGACAAAACGCAATAAGAATTCAAAACTCAATAAAAATCGTATGGCAAAACCCCAAAACTCCCGCAGAACCGCTGCTAAGCAGCCCTCCGCTTTCGCACGGTTTCTCGCGAAGACTGGCCTTGCACGCATGAAAGACCAGGTTGTAACCGCCGCTGATGGCAGCGAGTTTACAGTTGAACGCGAGGATGGTGACCCTCAGATTGGCGACAGCGCCTATCCTGACGGTAACTATATCCTCGACGACGGCACTGAAATCGTCGTAGAAGGCGAACGCATCACAGACATCATCGACCCTGTGGAGGACAACACTGACGATGATCCCGACCCCCTCGCTTCCGCTAATGACCCCGAAGAAATCCGCGAACTCATCGCAGAGCTTCAGGGTCGCCTGAAAGAACTCGACCCCGACGCGGCCCCCGAAGAGAACGCACCTCAGGTTGAAGAACTCCAGCAGACTGTTGACGAGCTTCAGAAAAAGGTTGAGGAGCAGGAAGTGGAACTCAAGAGCGCCCGTCCCATCGTCGCAAAGGTCAACCGCGCCGGAGGAATGTCCTGGCTCGACCAGACTCTCGGCATGCGTTCCACTTACACTCCTCAGAACCGTCGTTTCGTTGCTCACGGTGCTCCCGCCGGCCAGCAGGCTCCCCAGTCCAAGACCCGCGATGCAATCAACAAACGCCGCGAAGCTGTAGCCGCTAAACGCGAACAGCGCAGAAAGTAAATCAATCACCACGTAACAATTTAATCAAACAATATGATTAACTGGAATCAATTTACCGTCGACAACGGGGCGATTACTGACCTTCGGGAATTGCTCTTTCTCACGGTGTACGATGATCCCGACATTGACCTTACGGTCAAAAATGAAACCGGTGTAACAAACGGTAAGAAACTCGGGTACATCGACAGCATGGGCGATGTCGGCGAGGCACGCAGTGGCTGTGACCCCCAATACAGCAAAGTAAATGTAACCGGCATTCAGAAGGAGTGGGAACTCGGCGACTGGGAAATCGCTAAGGAAATCTGCTACGATGAGTTGGAAAACACCATCGCGGAAGATTCGCTCAACACCGGCACCGACCGCGCTTATCTCCAGGACACCCCCTACTGGGATCAGATTCTTATGCCTCTTCTCGAGAAGGCTATGAAGGAAATGTTCTGGCGTATCGTGTGGTTCGGTGACAAGGACGCGAAGAATATCGCTGACGGTGGTATCCTCAAAGCCGGTATCAACCCAAAACTGTTCAACATGTGCGACGGTCTGTGGAAGCGTCTTCAGGCGATTATCGCAGCCAATCCCAACCAGCATACGGAAATCGCTGCAAACGCTGCTACCACATACCTCGACCAGAAGAACGGAATTCTCGTCCCCGGTACTGCCATCAAGATTTTCGACACCCTGCTTGCTGATGCAGACTCTCGCATCTTCGACAAGCCCGGCTCGGCTATCTTCTGCACGAACTCCATGTTCAAGGCACTCCGTACCGACCTTGTGGAACGCTATGGCAAGACCACAATGCCGTTCGAGAACGTTGCCACCGGTATCACTCTTTCGGAATATGACGGCCGTACCATTATCGCCCTCGACATTTGGGACCGCATGATCAAAAAATACGAAGACACCGGAACAGCCCTCAACTGCCCCCATCGTGCCATTGTCTGCTCCCCCGACAACCTTTTCGTCGGAACGAACGACAAAGACAAGATTGCTTCGCTCAGTGTTCACTTCAACGATAAGGACCGCAAGAACTACATCTACGCCGCATCGAAAATCGGCACTCTCGTAGGTGAGGACGAGCTCGTCCAGATCGCTATCTAAACCCTGATTCAGTATGGCTACAGAAAGTTGCGATTATCAGTTAGCTGCCGATTTGGCGGCTAACTGTACCGTGAAACCCGTTAAGGGTATCAAATCCCACGGTTACATTATGAACTATGACGACATCGATTTTGAAGCCACGACTCGTGACCCTACAAACCCGAACATCGTCAAGGCTCTCATTCTGAAAACCGGCGCCAAGGCTTACAAAATGTATGTACCCGGCAAGAGCCCTTACACTGGCACGAAAAAGTCAATGGTAGCCGGAACATATCGAAACCGATTCAACAAGGACGTTTCCGTCGTCATTCTCGACAATGGCCCCGATGTATCTCACAATATCATCGACCAGCTTGCCAACGGCACATTCGTGGTGGTACTTGAAAACAAGTTCGCCGGTGCTGACGGGAAGAACACCTATGAGATTTATGGTCTGGAGTCCGGACTTACGGCAACAGCCCTCGACGACGACAAATACTCCGATGACACCGAAGGTGGTTGGCTCGCCACACTTCAGGAAGAGAACGCACCGACTTCTGGCATCTTCCTCTTCGGAGAATCATTGTCCGCAACCCGCACAGCCCTTGCCTCACTCGTTAGTGGCTCATAAATCTGCCTATGGGAAGCTACGAAAAGACAATGGCTGACCTTTCTGAGATGAAAAGCCGTTTCCAAAGCGGCTTTTCTTCTTCGGATAGGATTCTGCTTGATAGGCTACATCGGCTTATCTACGGCTCGGAAATAACAAATACGGGCTGTAGCGATTGTTACCGGGACGCTTATGTAATGATTTACAACAAACTTAAAACTGACAAAGAAATGCCGAAATCACCCAACTATATCCTGAAGGGCGGAGCGTTAATCCATCCTGTCGGGACTTCTCGTTTTTACACCAATCCTCTGCCTTCAGACGACATCGCCGAAGAATTCCTCAGCAAGTTCCCGCATGAGGTAAATAAGTTCGCCCAACTCCCGGTTGACTGGGAGGATCGAGTGGCTGCCTACAAAGCCCGCAAAGCAGAGGAGGCACGAGCCAAAGCGGAAGCCGAGAAAAAAGACACGGGAGAGAATGCTCCAACCGTTAACGACGGCGAAGCAGAAGAACTCAAGACCTCGCTTATTGAGGCGGGGCAGCAGATTGAGTCGCTGCGCAATGACAAGGAGGAACTGACATCCAAAGTCAAAAATCTTACCGAGGAAAATGCCGAATTGACTCAGAAAGTGGAAGCACTCAATGGACTCCTCGCAGAAAGGACCGCAATCGAAGCCTCCGGTGAAAACTTCGAATCCGAAGAGGTAAACAATCTTCAGATGGAGTTGGCAACCGCAAAAGCAGAACTGGAAGCGGCCCAGGCTGAAAATGAACAGCTCAAACTCGACAACCGCGCTCTCAAAGCCGCAAACACCCGCCTGAAAAACAATAGCGCGAAAGACGCTGAATAAACTCCTGATGCATGAACATCAACAATGTCCGACGCTCTCCTGAAAGACTGACAAATGTCTATTGGAGCACCCTCAACATACAAGCATACGGTAGGGATAATCTTTATCCCTACCGTATGCTCAATCTTATATTGAATAGTCCGACCGGCGGCTCGTGTTGCGAACGTTACCAGACATTCATTGAGGGCAACGGGCTTAACGATACCGAGTTTTCGGAATACATCGTTAACCGGGCAGGCGATACTGTTGATGACATTTATAGCCTACTGGCTAAAGACATGGCACTCTACCACGGCTTCGCACTCCATGTCAATTACAATTTGGCGTGTGAGATTGTGGAGTTGAACCATATTCCATTTCAGGACTGCCGATTGGAAGAGGAAACAGAGGGAGGCCAAGTAATCTATATTAACGTTCACCCCGACTGGACTGGGCACAAAACCCGCAAAGGCAATAAGATCCTTGTTGACAAAAAGCACGTTGACAAAATCTATGTGTTCAATCCAATAAAAGAGGTTGTGCTATCGCAAATCGTAGCATCGGGTGGCATTGACAAATACAAAGGGCAGATCCTTTGGTTCTCTATGGACGGCCGTTTCGAGTATCCCAAGCCCATCTACGACAAAGCAGTCACAAATCTTTCAACCGATGAGGGCCTTGACAATGTGAAGTATCGCAACACGCGAAATAACTTCCTTATGTCAGGTATGCTCATGCGTCGCAAGGGTACCGCGATGGGGCTTGATGATGATGGCAATGAGCGCGACGGTGGGTCTGTTAGCGATGACGATTTCTCCAAGAATCTCGACATCTTCCAAGGTGATGTCAATGCCTGCTCAATCATAGACATCACATATCAAGCGGAAGAGGATAAACCTCAATTTGTGCCGTTTGAAGCAACCAATTTCGATAGTAAGTTCGATTCAACCGAAAAGAGTACAACCGAAAGAATTTATTCTGCCTTTGGGCAAGAAGTATTCTACTTGATTAGAAGCGGCAAAACGGGATGGAGCGGAACCGTGATTGCAGAAGCCTACGAATACTACAACTCGTATGTCGCTAAGGAGCGTCGAGCAATCTCACGAGCAATAAAAAGAATATTCGACCACTGGTTCGAGGTCGTCAACCGTAGCGAAGACTATACAGTACAACCACTGGTCTATGTAACTAACGAATCTAACAAGAGCGATGGAGCACATAATAACCCCGAGTGAAATAGTTAGTCTCGGCAGACCAATAGGTAAAGTTGATGACGAAAAGTTGATCGCATACATTACCGAAGCGGAACAGATGAACATCAAACCGGCTTTGGGCGATGAACTTTTCCTCAATATTCTCAAAGAGGGAGAAACGAATGATCTGTACAAAGTTCTGCTTAACGGTGGCACATATAAGGATTCTTCTGAAAACCTCCACTCATTCGTAGGACTCAAGACAACATTGTCATACTTCGTATATGCTCAAAACGTGATGACTGGAGATTTTCAGTCAACCCGGTATGGCATGAGGCTGAAAGACGGGGACTATTCCAGTGCCATAAGCAGCAAGGAGAGATCTGATTGCTATAACAATGCCCTCGAAGTAGCCAACCATTATTTGAGCGAGTGTCTGGCATTCTGCAAAGCCAATGGACTCTTAGGAAATCGTAAAGGCCGCAAGGTTCTCTCGACCGGCGGCTGCACCATTCGTAAAATCGGATAAAAAACACCGTTATGGGACTCAATAGTAAAACCAATCTCAAAAGCCAGGCCGACCTTATCCGATATGAGGATGGCGAGGGCAAGAACACGGCGGAACGAGTCGGTAAACTTCTCTCGGAGATAATAGAGAATACCGATCAATCTCTGACGACAGAAACGAATGCCCGTGTTCAGCAGGATAATATCCTACAACAAACTGCTTCAACGGCATCAAGCATTGCAAATACGGCATACAATGAGGCCAAAGAGGCCAAGTCAAAGGCCACAACAGCGCAAAGCACCGCTGATACAGCCAAGGCGACGGCTGATGCCGCAAAGAAGGTAACCGATACCAAAGGTTTACCTGGTGGGTTAGCAACTCTTGATTCAACCGGCAAAGTTCCGGCATCACAACTTCCTGGATACGTTGATGATGTTGTGGAGTTCAATGCCTTTGTGGAGGATGTGACCCCTCAGATAGCTTCTATCGCCAAGAGCTCCACCGACGCAGGGTGCATGGTGGTGTATAATGCAGCCACCAATCGTTTTGTTTTAGCGGTTTCAAACCGCAATGTTGCAGTCGATGCCGATTGGGGTGCAGTTCTCAGACCTCAGAGGGTGGCGTCAACTCCTTCTACTGCTATTGTCGGAGGAGATTTGACGAAGGTTCAGGTTACCGACTACTGGAATATAAAAGATACCGGGATTACTCTCATATCCTCGGCATTTATTTATTACAACAACTGGCTCGATGCTGATTCATTTGGAAAATACACAACAGATGGTCGAGTGCCTGAAGCCGGCAAAATCTATACGTGTACTTCCGAAAACAAGACATTCCGTTGGAGTGGTACGGAGTTAATTGCCATAGGCTCCGACCTTGCTCTCGGCCATGTCGCCGGGTCTGCTTTCCCCGGCAATGAGGGTGCGCAGTTGAAAGAGCAGCAGGAGATGGCGAGTCGCCAAATCTATGACAACGCCCACCGTATTAACACAATCGGTATTCTTCCCGCAGACGGATATTGGGATGGAACCGACAAAGAGCCGACAAGTGGTGTTTGGCTCTGTCCTAATGGCGACGATGGGGTGTATTTCCGAAGTTTCGGAAATACTGACTTTTACGGAATTGCAGAAGAACTCTACAATTCGAATATTTACTACAACCCCGGCTGGCTCTATCGTTTGCCCGATGGTATATATCGTATCAACAATGACAAACTGGAGTCAATTTCCGGCTCGGCTGTTGGTAACACATACAATGCAACCGTAGAAATACCACTGCCAAGTGGAGAGTATTACTCGGATATCAACGCTGAAACGCAGACCCATAACGTCCTTCAGGCTATTCTCAAAGAGGGAGTGGCCTCGCTCGGCTTGCAGATAACTTTCGCCATAGGTTCTGCTTCATGGAAAACTTATCAGTATGTCGGCCCGAATGTAACTGAGCCGCAGTTCCTAAGCCCCCAAAATTGGGTTGACCTTGCAGGTATGTCGGCCGGAGCAGAAGCGATTATCAACGTGGATGCCCTTTGCCCTCGATCCGTGGCCGGGTTTTATACCAAAGACACGGCTATTGACGCGATTCTCTCTGAGCAATCCAAATCAGGCATAACCTATGCAAAGGGAGGCCTCGTTATCACTTTCCGAGTTGAGGAATATAAGTGGGAGGCGTATCAGTTCACGGGCCAGCCTACGGACTTCGCAAGCAAAGACTTGTGGAAAGAGTTTGGCGGAGGTGGCTCTGTAAAAACCTCCGACAAGCCCGAAAAGGACGGAAAAGAGGCTCTCTCCACTGGCGGTGCATACGAAATACAGCAAGACAGTTTCGACCATCTCGAAAGCGATCAGGACGCGGAAAACCATATCATCAAAGCGGTAAGCAAACGTGGCAATGAAATGGGCGAATCTATCAAAATACCCAAAAGTACAGGGTCAGGAACTGCGTCAGGGTCATCGCTGAATATATATCTTGAAAACCCTGCAATATATGCCGCGTTTGGATCTGACATCATTGCTCGCGCCGCCATTAAATCCGTTACGTTTGATGGCAACGATGAAGTGCTTGGTGTCATTAGACGCTTGGAAATCATAGACGCGACCTCCGGACTTTCGTTGTGGAGTGAAAATGTCAATCAGAATTCCTCGACCTCTGCGACTAATTACACGTTCCAATTCGATTTTACCCCCTACTTCGCTGAGGCTGCCGCCAAAGATTTCACGATAGTGGCATCAGATGCCGAAGGCAATATCAAGCGCCGTACTATCACAGTGACGGCCGTCGATGTTACCTGCACCTCTGTTCAAACCCTCAACTATACCTCAAGTTCCGCTCTCGAAGTCGGCGGTTCGACCAAGAACCTGCTGATGTATAAGTTCGCCAACAACGTATCAAAGCAGGGTGTCAAGGTATTTACCGAAATGTTCTATAACGGTGAATGGAGAAGCCTCGGAGTGGCGACAATCACTGACAGTTACTCACACTCTATCTCCATCGACCCGTGCAATGTGTTCGGAGGAGGAGAACGTTTGGAACATGGCTCATATCCTGTTCGCGTATATGGCGAAGATGTTGCTTCCGGCGTTACTGGTAACACAATCTATTCCTCAATCATGTGCGTTGACTCCGCATCAAAGGAGCCAATCGTATCGTTACGCTTCAACGATGCCAACAATGGCGTTGTGCGACTGTATGACAATCTCGAGGTGGAGGTAGCAGCATACACGCCAGGCAAGAACTCCACGACTGCCGAAGTCTATGTCGATGGCAAGGAGATAACATCAGTTGACTGCCAAATCTCGCAGACATATCCCGTCCGCAAACAGATTCAGGGCTATGCAACCGACGGTAGCGCTACCATTGAGGTGTATGCCAAGAATGGCAACAGCCAAACTAATCCCATATCCGTAAGGGTTGTAGGATCTGCAATCAACGCCATCATCAAAGAGGGCGCATTGTTTGGTTTTGACTTCTCTACACGAAGCAACTCAGAGCCGGACCACACCATTAGCAATAACGGCTACACAATGTCGGTCATCGGCTCAAATTGGTCGTCCAATGGCTTCGCCACGTACCTTGGTGAAAACTGCCTCCGTATCGCCGAAAATGTGAAGGCCCGGATAGAAAAGTACCAACCTTTTGGGTCTGCCGCTACCGAGCGTACCAATGGTATGGCTTTCCAGTTCGCTTTCGCCACAAACAACATCAAGGACGATACTGCAAAACTGATGGAGTGCTACGACCCCGATTCCGGCGTGGGCTTCTATGTGACCGGCAACGAGATTGTATTGCACTGCAAGACTGGTACGCCGAACAAAATCACTCGCTCTTTCAAGTGCGGAGAAAAGCATACCGTCGGAATTGTCGTTGAGCCCTCTACAATCACAGTTCGCCGTGGCACCACCGAATATGCTACAGTGAAACTCTACGTCGATGGTGAGGAAATCGGCGCGATTGGCTATGTTGCCAACTCTGGTGCAATTCTCAATACTAAGAACATTTCTTTTGATGGAACAGACGGCGATTTCTATCTATACTACACACTCGCCTATGACAGTTACTATGAGTGGGCGCAGGCTTTCCAGAACTATCTCTGCAAACTGACCGATACCGAAGCGATGATTGCTGAGTACGACAAGGAGAACGTACTCGACAATCAGAACCGACCCTCTATGAGCTTGCTCAAAGAGAAAGGTATTCCATATTATGTGGTTGTTGCTCCGCAAGCCACATTCGACAGCTTCGACGGCGACATCGACACCAAGCAGAACTTCAAGTGCACGCTGTTCTATTTCCACCCGACAATGCCGTGGCGCTCTTTCAAGGCAGAGAATGTCCGCTGGCGCCGTCAGGGTACGACCTCTGCCAAGCGTCCTATCAAGAATGACCGCTTCTATCTCCAGAAAGAGAAAAACTGGAAAATCACGGCACTCAATCCCGAATACACCAATGCTGACGCACTCAAAACCTACGAACTGTTCAACATTGGCTATGTGCGCGTGATTGAGCACTCCATTCCAGTTGCTATTCTCACTGTTAAGGTCGACTACTCGGACTCATCAATGGCGAACGACTGTGGTGTCTGCGATATGATGAACGCCACATTCCGTGCCCTCGGCTCGAACTTCCTTACTCCGGCCCAGCGCGCATTTGATGGCACATGGGAGAAGAAAGGTGTCACTGTAACCGGGCTTGAAATGAACCACTCCACGGCAAACCACCCCGTGGCTGCTTTCCGAGCCACATCAGACTCACTCGCTGATGCTTGGTTCCACGCCCGTGGCAACTGGAAAGAGGACAAAGGCGAGCAGGTCGCACTCGGTTTCAAAGACACTCCTGGTTACAACAAGGGGTGTATGAACTACGGCGATTTCATTGAGTTCTTCGGCAAGCCCCAATATGACAATGCAGGCAAATACACCGGGCAGGAAACTCTTGATGAAATCATGGCCCGTTTCAAGACTACCGAAGGACTTGACACAAGCAAGCCCTATATCCTCTCGCAATATTGCGGCCGCGACTATCGTATCATGCGGTTCAGTGGCGGCGAGTGGGCCCGCTCGACTGGCTCCATGAAGCAGATCAACGGCAAGTGGGTTATAACCGGCGATGTCCTCAATCCCGTCAGCGGCTACGAATTGATAACCTACGACGCCATGGACTGGTTTATGGGCGTCGGCTCAATAGATGATATGATGGCCCCGGTCAAGACTCAATCATCGTGGGTTTCCAAACTCAACCTCGGCCAAGAAACATATCCGGCATGGACCCAGTATTTCGAGTGCATGGTGGACGACGACCAACTTCAGGAAGACCTCGCTATGGGCCGCAAAGTTCCTTACGAACTGTTCAATGTCCTCAAATTCTGCGATTCCTGCGACTACTCCAAGAAAGAGTTGTCAGCGACATGGAAGAAACTGTGGCGCGATAATGCGTGGAAGTACATGAGTATAGCCTCCCTTCTCGCTTACTACACGTTTACAGACTACCTTGCCGCCGTCGATCAGCAGGCAAAGAATATGCAGCCGATGTTCTTCCTTGAAGATGGTTGCTGGGTTGAGAATGGCGAATACCACTCGCCGTCCTCGATGGAGCCGTTGCGTATGTACTTCAACAAGGTTTATGACTGCGACACCTGCAATGGTAAGGATAATGACGGTGGTAATACCATACCTGCCGAACTTGACCCTGCCGAAGATGACAAGTGCTATGCCGGCCGTGGCTCAATCCTTTGGAACAATCTCCGTCGCTGCGACAATCAGGAAATGGTTGCCGATGCCGGAGGTGGCACACTCACGCTTCCGGGTGTTGTCGGTATGATGCGTACACTCCCCGAAGTTGACGGTATCGGTGCAGGTCCGTTCTCGCCCAAGGGTGCTATGTACTACTTCGTGCAGAAGCGCATTGAAATGTGGCCGAAGGTGGTATGTACCTACGACTGTGAGCGCAAGTACATCAAGTATTCGGAGATTTACACCGATATCTATTACTATGCCCTCCACGGTTCGGGCCGTCAGGCTCTGCCTCGCTTCATTGAGCAGCGTTGGCGTATACGCGACGGCTACTATCAGACCGGCGACTTCAAAGACGCAAGCCACGTCCTCGGCGGCCGTATCGGTGCCAAGACTGGAGCAGTTATCCGCTTCCGTGCGGGTAAGTCCGGCTACTACGGTATCGGCAATGACGGTGGCAATGTGACGCAGGGTATGTACCTCAAGGCCGGAGAGCAGGGCGTGTTTACCGACTTCCAGCATGGCGATAACATCTTGCTTTACATCTATCAGGCCGACCAGATGAGTGAGATTGATCTCTCGCAAATTTCCATTGACCCGAACTTCCAGTTCTCGCAGATGAAACTCGCCGAGAAGATTGTGATAGGCTCTGATATTCACAAGCAGGCGTGGAGGCTGTCGCCGGGTAACACTGGATTCCTGACAAATATGAACCTTGGCGATCTGCCGTTCCTCAAACACCTTGACGTGCGAACCACCGAGGTAACGACTATCAATGCCGCCAAGTGCCCTCGACTGGAAACCGTCTATGCGAAAGGCTCGGACCTGTCAACAATCACGTTGGCAGAAACATCGCCTATCTCCACACTTCAGTTGCCGGCCACAATGACTGACCTTTCGTTTGTCAACCTCCCGAATCTTTCATATCCCGGTGGTCTAACAATCGAAGGTATGAGCAGTGTGATACGCCTTATGCTTGCAGGCTGTCCGAACATCGATCCGATGACACTCATCAACGGAATTGTGTCAGCGTCCAATATCCGCTATATTCGTTTGCCGGACGTCAACATCACAGCTCCATCTTCTATCCTTTCGGCCCTGAAGAACAGCGGCGCCATCGGCCTTGACCCATCAGGCCAGGCTTACGAAGAAAGCGGACAATGCTCCGGCATTACCGGGCGTTGGATTATGTCTGACCTCATCGAAGATTCTGCGCTCGCCAACTTCGGCAAGTATTTCCCGCAGTTGACACTCCATAACTCCCAGTTCTCTATGGTAGTCTATGACGATACCGTAGATGACTGCGAGAATATTTCCAACCTTGACAATAACACCGGCTATCGCTTCAACAACGACTTCGTGCCGAGCGGTCATTTCAAGCGTCTGGAAGAGTTGAGCCACGGTGTCAGAGGTTCGTTCAGCACGGCCGACAATGCTATGCACTGCAAGCGCCTGAGCGATGATGATTACAACTTCATGGAGGACGGAGCGTCTGTTGACCTGACCGACAGCAGTGGTATGGGCTACGACTTCTTCAAGCACGTTCCTAATCACTGGTACAAAGGAGTCAACGACTTCAAGAATCAGCAGAAGTATGGCATACGTTCCACCTGCACTGATGAACCTATATCAACGGCAAGCAAAACCAACCGCTCCAAACTCTCCGACTTGCTTGTTGAGTCCAATGCAGCCCTTGTAGTGACAGGGATGGCTGTTGGTGGAGTGCCCACGCATACTCTTAATGCCGCCTGCGACGTGTACGAAATCAACGTAGAGGGTATGAAGCAGGTTCGCTGGCCTGGCGTAAACTCCACCGACCTCGGCTGTGTGTTCCTCGATGCCGACGGAAAGATTATGTCAATCTTCAAAATGGCTGTCAGCAATGCGCAGTTTGACTTCGTGGCCGGAGAGGATTACATCTTCTGCGATGTTCCTGCCGGTGCCGTGAAGTTCCGCTTTACATCGCAGATGGGTTGCGGAGACCAGGAAGCTATCACTGTTGACAGTGCTTCCGTCGAAGCCATTGAGCCGGACTGGGTATTCCGCAAGGAGTTCCTTATGGGTATCTATGGTGTCGGAATAGACGCTTTGGGTCGCGCTCGTTCGGTATCCGGCACAAAGGCGGCGGTCGGCGACGGCACAGCTTCAACTTCCCCCGACTGGACCTATGACAAGAACGGCCGTGTTACCAACATCACTCCGCCAACTGGTCTGCACCGCACTCGCCAGGACTTCATCAACCTCTGCGAAATGCGAGGTGAGGGCTTCCACGCTATCTCTTATGAGCAGTCAAAAGACCTCGCCAACATCATAATGGAGTTGACTGGCACACGCGACATTCAGGCTATCTGCGGCCGTGGCTGTAGCGCAGGCTATACTTGCGGTAGTCAGACCTTGAACGGCAAGAACATCAATGCTTGGGGCAACCGAACAGTAACCGGCGTAACCTCTAATGTCGGTAACCTTATGTTCGGTATTCAGAACTTCGTGGCTTGTAACTACGAATGGATGGCCCACGTTGCGATGAATGTATCATCGTTCAAGGACTGGAAATCAAAAAAGTGCCCGACCGAAGACGCCTCCTATCCGCTTGATACCCGCTTCCGCATTTATGATGTGGTAACTGACACCGAGCGCTCCGTACAAGCCACACCGCAGGGCTCAGGCTATTGTATCAGTCGTGTTCGCCACGGCCGATATATGGACGTTGTGCCCGGCAAGACTTCCAATGATAACTCAGCATGGAACAAGAATTACTCCGACAAATGGGAGTATTCTAATAGTAGGTGCCGTGTTGTCGGTCGTGCGAACAGCTACGCGGGTGCGTATGGCGGTCTCGTTTATGCGAGCGCGAGCTACGTTTCTTCGAGCTCGTACACGGTCAGCGGCTCTCGGCTCGCCTTCAGTGGCAAAATCATCTTTGATGACGATGAGGAACAGCAAGTTGCGTGAAGAAAAAGGTATTATCCCCCGGCTGACGCAAGGAAGCCGGGGTGACTGCCAAATCCAGAGATAATTAACCAAAATGTTTAACGAAATACGTCCCGCGAAAGCGAGGACGAAAAGGTAGAGTATCCCACGGTGCCGTGTTGTCGGTCGTGCGAACAACAACGCGAATGCGAATGGCGGTCTCGTTTATGCGAACGCGAACAACGTTTCTTCGAACTCGAACACGAACAACGGCTCTCGGCTCACATTAAGACGCAATGAATGTCCCCTTTGGAACAATATAATCGCAAGACCCTGGAGGCTCACGGGCTGAGCCAACCATCTCTGCGAGGGATACGAGCCTCTGCAACCCTCTCCGCAAGGAAGAAAGCAGGAACATCACTGAAGCGCCTGAAGGCTTATGACAAAGATTGAAGACATACCATTTATGAATGTGGCGTTACCCCGTGCCAATGGTGCGGTGCAGTTCCCCATTCCCGACCTCATGTCCGAAATCGCCACGATGGAGAACATAGAGGAGGCCTTTGACTATGTCGTAGGACATCTTGAGTGCGCTGAACAAAGGGATAATATCCGGCCCAAGAAAGCCGCGTACTGCAAGCGACTTTACAAGTTGCTTAAAAGTGGACAATTTAGAATTACAGAAGCCGACTTCCGTGAGTTGGTAGTCAAGGACGGTTTCAAGGTAAGAGTTGTGCAATGTCCTCGTGTATTCCACCGTGTCGGTTGCCATGCAATAATGGTTCCGTTCGAGAAGTACACATATCCGACACTCATCACAAATACCGCAGCCTCCATCAAAGGCCGAGGTATGCACTGGCTCCACCAGATTGTTGAAGAAGATATTCTCGCAGACCCGGAGAATATGAAGATGTACTATCAGTGCGACATCTTCCATTATTACGACAGTATAAACCAGGGACTGATGATGGCGCAGACACGCCAATACACTTCTGATCCGGTTCTGTTGCCGATGATGTACAACTTCATTACTCTGCTCAAGCAAGGGCTATCAAAGGGGCTGCGTTCATCGCAATGCCTCGCCAACCACCACCTCAGCGACATCGATCATAAGATGTGTCAGCAGGTGAAATATCATCAGATTGAAGACCCAGATAACGGTATCGGAACCGGTGTTGTTGTCTGTGGTATCGGAGAACGAAGAATCAACGGCAAGAAGATTCGCTATCACTACTACCGATATTGCGATGACATAGTGATATGCGCTGCTTCTGCCAAAGAGTTGTGGTTGCTGCGTGATTATCTCGTTTCACTTCTTGACGAACTCGGATTGAGCATAAAGCCAACTGAGGCTGTCAGACCAATGTTGTGCGGACTTGACTACCTTGGATACAACACATTCTTGACAGAAAGCACTGAAGATGATGGCGAAATAACATACGATACCTACTCGCGTATTCGCAAACGCTCAAAGCAGAAATTCTGCCGACGTATCGCCAAAGTGCAATCAAGAAAACGAAGGCAGAAATTGATAGGTTCGTTCTTCGGGATGGCCGCTCATGCTGATTGTCGGCATCTGCTGAAGAAAATAATCACACCAAACGAATTCAGAAAACTTAAACATAAGAGGAAAATGGAAGACATTGGAAATTTCGACCTCCCCCCGGTTAACCTTAACGGAAAGAAGAATTTCCGTGGGGTAAAAAAGTATCCTCGTGATTTCGACCGCCAGGGCGTAATCATTGTGGATTACGAATATCTACCACCCAAACGTGAAGTAGAAAAGTACGAAGCGCTCGTAAAGGCTGCGGAAATACGTGGTGAAAGGACCGATCGTATTCCGTTGCCGAAGGAAAAATATCTCGTGCAAATTATCCATAATAAGCTACTCTGCAAAATGTGGACTGGGGATAAAGAGTTTGGAACACGATTGGAGCAGATGGAAGAAATCGGGCAAATGCCGTTCTTCGCGGCGATCGAAATGAACTACGACTCCCAATATCCCGTACCGAGATTAGTTTCTGCACAGAAATATGGGTTTGTACGACCCAGTGACGAAGAACTGGCCGCATTAGAAAAGGATCTCGGTGTCAAACTCCTAAAGCCCAAACAATAATGGAAAAAGTATATGGTTCTCCCAAACGGCAGGACGGATTGTTCCGTGTCGGCCGTAACAAATACGAGGTCATCTATGGCTTCGGCAATGACAGCGACAACCCGGAGCAGGGGTGGAACTGGCGAAAGCGTTTTGACCATCGTCCAAGCCTCGATGAAATAAAGGCTATTATCATTCAGGTAATAGAAGCAGAGAGTGCGCATAAACTACGCTATGGCCTTGAATGGAATGGTCTGCCGGTCGAATATACCGAAGAACGCAAGAGCGACCTCACGGGTATGCTCGTGGCTATGCAGGCCGGAATTATGCAACTCCCGGTAACGCTCAATCTCGGTGAATATCCTGATGGTAGCCCGGTATTCTATGAGTTTACAAAGGCTGAGGAAATTATGGGCGTGGCAGCCGCCATCAGCAATCATAAAATTGCCGTCTGCAACGAAGAATGGCAAGAGAAATCCTCGGTGGACTGGTCCGCCTACGAAACCGAGCAGTAAACATCAATACTTTAACCCCAATCATTATGACAAAGATTTGTAATGACAAGACTGGAAGCGACAAGAAGCTCCACGTCTTCTGTGAGTTCGTTATCGCGGCCATCATCGGCTCGCTTGTATCATTTATCCATTTCCCCTCTGCGTGGATTGCGGCTGCCATCGCCTTTGTCGTGGCTTTCGCTTTCGGCATCTGGAAAGAAGTCAAGGACGCAAAGAAGCAGGGCAACCACTTCTGCGTTTGGGATCTCGCCTGGGATTTGGTCGGCTGCCTCGCCGGTGCAGTAGTAGCGTTCCTCGCCAACTACTACACATGGCACGATATAGCCGGTAATCTTATCTAATCATTTCCAACCACGGCAGGGCGTTGGAGTTTTCTTCCGGCGCTCTGCCCTTAATCAACCATCTATGACTGAAATTATACTTGTATCAATTTCGTGCCTGATTATGGCATTGTACCTACTCTTTACTTGTTTATCATTCGGAGTGCCAAATTCAATAAGCGAAACCTACTACCGCACATTTGGGAGCAAATGGGTATTCTCCGGAGTGCTCTTTGCGGCCGCTTCTTTCGCTGTCGCTCCGCTCCTGAACCACACGTCGGAGAGTTATCAGTTTCTCGCGTTCTTTATCGTAGCCGGCATATTCTTTGTGGCTGCAAGTCCGGCGTTCAGAGATGAATTTGAGGGTAAAGTTCATACTGGAGCGGCCTTAATCCTATGCTTTGCCACCATCGCTTGGCTGATATTGACGGCGGGAGTTCCGTATATCGCCATCGCCGGTGTTTTGGTCGGGATTATTCGGCGAAGAGAATTCATATTTTGGCTTGAGCTTGGATTGCTCGCCAATCTCTATAAAGAAATATTTGTACTA